AAATCTTTTTATATAAAAGAGACGCAAAGTGGATAGCTCCAAAGGGATATTGTTTTATAAAACCTTTAAAAACAGTAGACAAATTTAATATTGAATCTGAAGAGCCTTTAAAAGGTATTGTTAAGTATTCAGACGGTACGGTAAAAACTGGAGATTTGATAGGTTATAAACCTAAAACAGAATGCGAATTTATAGTAGATGGAGAAAGACTATATAGAGTTTTATCAAATTTAATTACAATCAAATATGAATATCAAGGAAACGAAGAAGAATATAATCCAAGCTGGGCGTAAAGCGGTTAATGAATTAATTAAGGTTGCTGAAGAAAAGATTATTACAAATACAGAAGATGATGTTTCCGCTGATAGATTAAAAAATGCCGCGGCAACTAAAAAGTTAGCTATATTTGACGCTTTTGAAATACTAAATAGAATTCAAGAAGAAGAAAATATATTAGAAGGTAAGGAGATTGAAAAAAAGGAAGAACGAGTATTTAAAGGATTCGCTGAAGGAAGATCAAAATAATGTACGAGCAGAATTTATTTAAGGTTATAGAACCTATTAAAAAAACAACACTCACGAGAATGAATCGTGGTAAAAAATGGAAATATGGATACAATAAAGAACATGATATCGTTATTATCTCAAAAACTGGAAAAATTGGTGAAGTATATGAAATCCAAGGCTTGCGAATTGGCTTGCCGTTGGAACCAGTGCGAGTGCACATGCACGAAAAGAAAAAATGGGTAAAACTTGAACAACCTAAGGAATTAACTCGCCTTAAAAATATCTTTGATTGGAGAAATTATCCTGAAGAGCAAAAAGATCAATGGTATGATTATATAGATGAAGAGTTTAAAAGAAGAGAAGAGGGTTTTTGGTTTAATAACAATGGAAAACCAACTTATATAACAGGTGCGCATTATATGTATCTTCAATGGAGCAAGATTGATGTAGGTGCTCCAGATTTTAGAGAAGCTAATAGATTATTTTACATATTCTGGGAAGCGTGTAAAGCCGATAAAAGATGTTATGGAATGTGTTATCTTAAAAATCGTCGTTCTGGTTTTTCTTTTATGAGTAGCGCTGAAACAGTTAATTTAGCTACAATATCGAGTGATAGTAGATATGGTATATTATCTAAAACAGGTGCTGATGCTAAGAAAATGTTTACAGATAAAGTAGTTCCTATTAGTATAAACTATCCTTTTTTCTTTAAACCCATACAAGATGGTATGGATAGACCAAAGTCAGAGTTAGCATATAGAGTACCGGCTAGTAAGTTTACTCGTAAAAAAATAACATCTAACGAGAAGTTAGAAGATATACAAGGTTTAGATACAACTATTGATTGGAAAAATACTGGAGACAATAGTTATGACGGTGAGAAACTAAATTTATTAGTTCATGATGAAAGTGGTAAATGGGAGAGACCTGATAATATTTTAAACAACTGGAGAGTTACAAAAACATGTTTACGATTAGGTAGTAGAATTATTGGTAAATGTATGATGGGCTCTACTTCAAACGCATTAGATAAAGGTGGAGACAATTTTAAAAAACTATATAACGCATCCGATGTCACTAAAAGAAATAGAAACGGTCAGACAAAATCTGGTTTATACTCTTTGTTTATCCCAATGGAATGGAACTACGAAGGATTTATTGATGAGTACGGACTTCCAGTATTTAATACTCCTGACACAGACGTATTCGCCCCAGATGGTGAATTAATAGATATAGGTGTAATAGATAGTTGGCAAAATGAAGCTGATGGTTTAAAAGATGATCAAGACGCATTAAATGAGTTTTATAGACAGTTTCCAAGAACTGAAGAGCACGCGTTTAGAGATGAAACAAAAAATAGTATATTTAATTTAGTAAAAATATACGAACAAATAGATTATAACGAAGAAATGTCTAGAACATTAGGAATTACAGTAGGTAATTTTCAATGGGTTAACGGTATAAAGGATTCACAAGTAATTTTTTATCCAGATCCAAAAGGACGTTTTAAAGTAAGTTGGGTTCCAAAACAGGAGCTACAAAATAGAGTTATATTAAAAAATGGTGTGAGATATCCTGGTAATGAACACATGGGAGCGTTTGGTTGCGACTCCTATGATATATCAGGGACCGTAGATGGAGAAGGATCTAAGGGAGCTTTACACGGCTTAACCAGGTTTAGTATGGAGGACGCTCCTGCGAACAGCTTCTTTTTAGAATACTTATCAAGACCACCTACGGCAGAAATATTTTTTGAAGACGTTTTAATGGCATTGGTATTTTACGGAATGCCAATACTTGCAGAGAATAATAAACCTAGATTACTTTATTATCTAAGAAGAAGAGGTTATAGAGGTTTTAGCATGAATAGACCGGATAAAATATGGAATAAATTATCTGTAGCAGAAAAAGAAGTAGGTGGTATACCAAACTCAAGCGAAGATATAAAACAAGCTCATGCTGCTGCAATCGAAATGTATATACAAGATCACGTGGGTATGAAGCAAGACGGAACATTTGGAGATCTATATTTCAACGCCTTGTTAAATGATTGGGCAAGATTTGATATAACAAAAAGAACAAAGCATGACGCAACTATAAGTTCTGGTTTAGCTATAATGGCAAATAATAGACACTTATACGCGCCTAACGCGAAAATAGAAAAACCTAAATTAAACATAAATATTTCAAGGTATAAGAATACTGGAAATATGTCACAAATAATTAAATAATACATATGGCAGAGTCTGGCATTAAAAGTTATTTTCCGAGTCAAACAGTTAGTGATGCTGAAAAGCTTAGCTATGACTATGGTTTAAAAGTAGCAAAAGCTATAGAAACAGAGTGGTTTAATAACGATAGGAATCGTAATAGATACAGAAATAATTTAAATGATTTTCATAATTTAAGATTGTACGCTAGAGGCGAGCAATCTATTCAAAAGTATAAGGATGAGTTATCTATAAACGGTGATTTGTCCTATTTAAATTTAGATTGGAAACCAGTTCCAATAATCTCAAAATTTGTTGATATTGTTGTTAATGGTATTGCTGAAAGAACATATGATGTAAAAGCATATTCTCAAGATCCTTATGGTGTAAGTAAAAGAACGGAATACATGGAATCCATGATGCGTGATATGGAATCTAAGATTTTCAATGATATGGCTATGAATGAGTTTAATATGAATCTTTATGAAAATAACAAAGAAACATTACCTGATTCAGAAGAAGAGTTGCAATTACACATGCAACTTAATTATAAACAAGCTGTGGAATTGGCTGAAGAGCAGGCTATAAATGTTCTAATGGAAGGTAACAAATACGAATTGATCAAGAAGCAGTTTTATTATGATCTAACAGTTCTAGGTATTGGAGCTGTTAAAACTTGTTTTAATACATCTGAAGGTGTTACTATAGATTATGTTGATCCAGCTAATCTTGTTTATTCTTATACAGATTCTCCTTATTTTGAAGACATATATTACGTTGGTGAAGTTAAATCAATACCAGTAAACGAATTAGCTAAACAGTTTCCTCATTTAACAGAATCTGATCTTGAGGATATAATGAAAAATAAAACATTTAATAGGAATAATAATAGTACAAGATTTTCTATAGATAAAGAAGATAATAACACTTTACAAGTTTTATATTTTAATTATAAAACCTATATGAATGAAGTTTATAAGGTTAAAGAAACTGGAACTGGTGCAGAAAAAATAATACCTAAAGAAGATACTTTTAATCCTCCACAAAATATGGAAGGTGATTATTCCAGATTACTAAGATCAATAGAGACTTTATATGAAGGAGCTTTAATACTAGGAACAGATAGACTGCTAAAGTGGGAAATGGCCAGTAACATGATGCGTCCTAAAAGTGATTTCACTAAAGTTAAAATGAATTACGCTATTGTTGCTCCTAGAATGTATAATGGTAAAATAGATTCGTTAGTAAAACGTATTACAGGCTTTGCTGACATGATACAGTTGACACATTTAAAACTTCAACAAGTAATGTCTAGAATGGTACCAGATGGGGTTTATTTAGACGCAGATGGTTTAGCCGAAATAGATTTAGGAAACGGAACTAATTACAACCCTCAAGAAGCCTTAAATATGTTCTTTCAAACAGGATCCGTTATTGGTAGATCATTTACACAAGATGGTGATATGAACCCTGGTAAGGTACCTATTCAAGAAATAACATCTGGTTCTGGCGGTAATAAAATACAAGCTCTTATAACTAATTATAACTATTATCTACAAATGATAAGAGATGTAACCGGTCTTAACGAAGCTAGAGATGGTACGTTGCCAGATAAAAATACTTTAGTTGGAATTCAAAAATTAGCTGCTGCAAATAGTAATACCGCTACAAGACATATATTACAATCTGGATTGTTTTTAACAGCTGAAGTAGCTGAGTGTTTATCTCTTAGAATATCAGACATTATTGAGTATTCACCAACTGCAGATGCGTTTATCCAAGCTATAGGAGTACATAATGTTGCTACTTTACATGAGATGTCAGAATTACATCTTTATGATTTCGGTATATTTTTAGAGTTAGCGCCTGATGAAGAAGAGAAACAAATGTTGGAAAATAACATTCAAATGGCTCTTCAACAGCAGAATATAGAATTAGAAGATGCAATAGACCTTAGAGAAATTAAAAACGTAAAATTAGCAAATCAAATGTTAAAATTACGTAGAAAGAAAAAAATAGAAAGAGATCAAATGCTTCAACAGCAAAACATTAAAGCTCAAGCTGAAGCTAATGCTCAAACACAACAAGCCGCTGCTCAAGCTGAAATACAGAAAAACCAAGCTATGATTGGTAATCAGTTAGAATTAGAGCAAATTAAAGCTCAATTAGAGTCTCAAAAAATGGTTCAAGAGGTCCAACATAAAAAAGAATTAATGCAGTTAGAGTTCCAAATGAACATGCAGTTAAAGGGATTAGAGGTCAGTGGACAAAAAAGTAGAGAGCGGGAAAAAGAAGATAGAAAAGACGAAAGAACAAAGATTCAAGCAACTCAACAAAGTGAGTTGATTGATCAAAGACAAACAGGTAAACCACCTAAAAATTTCGAATCAGCAGGCCACGATATATTAGGCGGTGGATTTGACTTAGGTGTGTTTGATCCTAGATAAATTTATTAACTATTATTATATTATATTATGGCAAAAAAGAAAAAAGAAGAACCAGTGATGGATAACGAAACTGGTAAAATAAAAGTAAAAGCAAAAAAAGAACAACAACCAACAGGTAATGAGACAAAAGGAAACGTTACTAAGGTTAAAGAAAAAATGAAAATGAAACCCATAGATATGGATAAAGAAACTATAACTAAGGTTGATTTAAATAAACCAACAGAACCAGAAGCAAATGAAACCAAAGAAGAAATTACAGAAAATAATACTGACGACGGAGGAGTTGTTGAACTCACTGAGGACTCCAGCCCCGTACAAGAACAAAAAGAAGTACAACCGGAAGCAGAAACACAAGAAACACCAGTATTAGAAGAGATTACTGAAGAAGAGATAGAAGAAAAAGTTGAAGAGATAGCAGAAGAAGCTGAAGAAGCTATTAAAGAAAACTTAGAAACAGGTAAACCTTTACCGGAAAATATCCAAAAGTTAGTAGAGTTCATGGAAGAGACTGGTGGTGATTTAAATGATTATGTTAGACTTAATCAAGATTATAGTAAATTAGAAGATGAACAATTACTATATGAATATTATAAACAAACAAAACCTCATTTAAATAATGAAGAAATTAACTTCCTTATGGAAGATTCGTTCTCTTATGATGAAGATGAAGACGAAGAAAGAGATATACGAAGAAAGAAATTAGCGTTAAAAGAGCAAGTTGCCAGCGCTAAAGCCTATTTGGACGGGCAAAAGTCCAGGTATTATGAAGAGATTAAAGCTGGATCGAAACTCACGGTTGAGCAACAGAAAGCTATAGATTTCTTTAATAGATACAATAAAGATCAAGAAGAAAACAATAAAAAAACAGAGCATTTAACTAAAACTTTTATGAAAAAAACAAACGATGTATTTAATGACGAATTTAAAGGATTTAACTACAGTGTTGGTGATAAAAAGTTTAGATTTAATGTTAAAAATGCTAGTGACGTAAAAGAAACACAAAGTGATATTAATAATTTCATCAAAAAGTTTTTGAATGATAAAAATGAATTAGTAGATCCTAGTGGTTATCATAAATCTTTATACACAGCGATGAACGCTGATGCTATAGCCCAACATTTTTATGAGCAAGGTAAAGTTGACGCCATGAAAGATAGCGTAGCTAAATCTAAAAACATAGACATGAGCCCACGGCAGAATCACGGAGTTGTTGAAGCTGGTGGTATTAAAGTTAGAGCATTAGGTGAAAGTTCTTCTGATTTTAAATTTAAAATTAAAAACAAAAATAAATAACAATTTAAAAATTACAAATTATGGCAATTACTGCAGGAGGTAGTTTAAATAGTGTTCCAGCTGCAAAGCAACAAACACTAGCAACAAACTATCTTGATTTTACGGGTACCACTGATAATACGTGGGCTCAACAATATTTACCAGATCTAATGGAGAAAGAAGCTGAGGTATTTGGTCCTAGGACTATATCTGGATTTCTTTCACAAGTTGGAGCTGAAGAGGCTATGACAGCTGATCAAGTTGTATGGTCTGAACAAGGAAGATTACATCTTTCATACACGGGTAACGTAAGTAATGGTACTGGTGGTGTTGATTCTGTTGGACAATTTACAGTTGAAGGACATATTGATGCCAACGCTACTTATACAGCGGGATCACACGGTATTAGAGTGAATGACACTGTTATCGTAGCTAACACTAACGGTACTTTCAAGTGTTTAGTAACTACAGTTGCTGCTGATGTTATTGACGTAGCTCCTTATAATGCGGGTGCTGCTGGTCTTACAACAGCTACGGCTTCTAAACAATCAACTATATTAGTTTACGGTTCTGAGTACAAAAAAGGAACTCAATATTTTGATGGTGGTTCTGCAACTACTCAAAAAGATAATAGAGGCGCTAACGAGCCATCTTTCAAATCTTTTTCAAATAAACCAATTATTATAAAGGATTACTACGAAGTATCAGGTTCTGATACGGCTAGAATTGGTTGGGTTGAAGTTGCTTCTGAAACTGGTCAATCAGGTTACTTATGGTATTTAAAAGCTGAAGCTGATACGAGAGCACGTTTTGTTGATTACTTAGAAATGGCAATGTTAGAAGGTGAACTAGCAGATAGTTCTTCTGTTGTTGACTCTTCTAACGTGATGTATAATACAGCTACCACGCAAGTTGGTACTGAAGGTTTGTTTGCAGCTATTGAATCAAGAGGTAATATGACTTCTGGTGTTACTGGTGTTAACGCAGCTACTGATTTAGCTGAGTTTGATGCTATTTTAGCTGAATTTGACTCTCAAGGAGCTATTGAAGAAAACATGATGTTTGTAAACAGAGCTACTTCATTAGCGATGGATGACATGTTAGCTTCTATGAATTCTTACGGAGCTGGTGGTACTTCTTATGGGGTATTTGACAACTCTGAAGATATGGCTTTAAATTTAGGTTTTTCTGGATTCCGTAGAGGTTCTTACGACTTTTACAAGTCTGACTTCAGATATTTAAATGACAAAGCTACAAGAGGTGGTATTAACGATGCTGATTCTACTAATGCAATTAGAGGGGTTATGATTCCAGCTGGTACATTT